AACTTGGTTGTAGTCTTTAACGATGGTAATTGTATCGTGAACCTCATCTATATTGTAGATTATGTCTAAAACGACAAAAGGGATTGATTTCCCTTTGATAAACTTAGTAAAAGTTTTCTGTTGGTAAACTGTGTCGGTATCTATAATGACCGATGGTTGACCTATGTATGCTGACTTGTCCTTTATGAAAAGAAATACAATAATAACCAATATTGCTATTACTATATTCTTGTACATTACTTAAATCTTTTAGTCGCTTTTATATAATATCTTGCTGCTAATAAACCTGAAATAATAGCAATCAAACTCGCTATAAGACTAACTACTGGCTGCACATTTGCAACACTAATAAATGCGGATGTTCCGCTAACAATAGTTAATAAGTCCGATTGATTGCTATTATGTACCATTAGTCTTCTTTTACTTCTGTTTGTGGATTTTGCTCTTGTGCAATTTTACCTAAGAAGCCTAAAATTGGGTTAGCAAACTTTGCTGGAATCTCCATTAAATAAGTTTCTAACTCCTTGATTTGATCTGCTGAAAGTTGTATCATAGTTTTTATTTTATATACAAATATACTTAAATATCTAATTAAATTGCTTGTTCAGTAACTTCTTCTACAATTGTAGGTACATAATCCCCTGTAATTGTAACATCAATTTGAGTAGCTACCCAGTTGTAAGCGTAGTCATTAGTTGCCCAACCAGCATAATCTTCGCCAGTCATTGTTAAGTTACCTTGTTGTAATTGATTTTGAGCATCAGTTAAAAGTGAATAGTAAAAAGTAGCATTAGTGCTTAAATTGTCATTAATACAATAAGCGTTTAAAATTGATGCTGTTCCTAAGTTTAGTGGGAATACCACTGGTTCTATTGTCTTCATATTATTTATTTATTAATGCTTTTAATTCTTCTATTTCTAATTTTAATTCTTGTATTGCCTTAATATAAACTGCGTGCATTTGGTCATAGTTAATACCCATTTTACCTGTTGATGGTGTTACAAAAACTGCTTCAGGAATAATCTTTTGCATTTCTTGTGCTATGTTACCATTCTGCCTTCCTTCTCCGTAATTTTTATAATCATCAATAAAATTATACCATACAGGATTCATTTTAAGTATTTCACTTAAACCATACCCAATAAAAGTAATATTTTCTTTTACTGATATATCAGAAACAGGTGCGGATAAATTACCACTTGCATCTGCTAAAACTGCTCTGCTTCCTGTACCAGCTAAATTTGCTATTGTAACTACCCCCGCCGAGCTTATCCTCATTCTTTCGGCAGAAGAAGCACCAGTATAAAATGCAGTTGCACCATAACTTGCCATTAATATACCATCTAAAGAACTACTATATTGTAAAAAATCATTTGTGTCTGCACCTAAACATAATTTATTTGCACTATGATAACTACCTACATAAACATCTCCAACTACTTGCAATGTTGCAGCAGGGCTACTCGTTCCGATTCCTACATTGCCACTTGCTGATATTAATAATCTATCTGCATAAGTAGAGCCTGATTGTGTTGTTGATTGTTGAATACTAAAATCTCCAAAATTATATGAATCAGAAATTAATCTCCAACTTCTTGATACCGCATTTGCACCATAATCCATTTTAAATTGTCCACCATTTGTAATACTTGGTGTAGTTACTCCACCACTAAAAGTAGCACTCGTTCCACTCAATGCACCAGTAAGTGTACCACCAGCCAAAGGTAAGTAAGTGCTAAGGTTAGATGTAAGGGCAATAGTGCCTGAAGCATTAGGAAACTCGTATGTATAATAAAAAGGACTTGTCGCTGCACTTGCTAATCCAATAAAATTATTTGTCTCTGATTTGTTAAACCAAACCGAAACATATCCTGAAACTAATGAACTGCCTACTGCATTATCTTTAAATTTAATTCCATTATCAAATTGTTGATAATCTGAATATTTTTTTATAGCACTTATTGTTTGTGTTGTTGCTAAAGTTACATAACTACCTAAATCACTTGTTAAAGCAATAGTGCCTCCAGCATCTGGTAATGAATATGTTCTACTTGCTGATAGAGATACAGAAGTAAATGTTGCAGAATTACCTCCATTAAATACAAAAGATAATTGATTAACATTACCAGAAACTAATGAAACATAACCAGCACCAGAAGTTGTTATAGATGAATTAGATTTAATATTTAATACTCCAGAAACTGAATTACCATCTAAATTTATACTATTTGTTGTTAATAAATTAAATCCTAAATTAACTGCTCCCGTTGCTCCACTATAAGGAACATAACTTGACAAGTTAGATGTCAATGCTACTGTACCACTTGCTGCTGGGAATGTGTAAGTTTGAGTACTATTGTTAAAATCTAACTTAGCAATACTTGAATTATCCCTAATTACAATATTGTTTGTTGTAGCATCGGAATAAATGTTAGTTGTTGAGCCTGAAAAAGCACTTGGAACTGCTCCTTTGCTTAAATATAACCCATAATCCATTCTTGTTCCATTAGCAAATGTAAATGCAGTTAACGCACTAAATGTCTTACTACCACTAAAAGTCTGCGTTCCTTCTAAAAGTGCTAAAGTTCCTGATAAGTCAGGTAGGGTAAATGTTCTTGAAGTATTATTTGTTAATGAAGCTAAATCAAAACTTGCTAATTTATAATTTGTTGTTCCTGCATTTGCAATTAATACATATTTCGTACCATTTGCATAAATATTATTATAATCTGCAATATTAATAATTGTTGCATCTCCTTGCTTTAAGGAAATATAACCACCAACAGGACTAGCACCATTTGCATATAAAAAATTAGCACCAACAGAAGCTGAAAACAAAGAATAAGCTCCTAAATCTAAGTTTGCAGTCGCACCTGTGTAAGGAACTTTACCATTGAAAGTACTCCAATCGGTAGAACTTAATTTACCTGTATTTGCAGCCGAAGCCACAGGTAGGTTAAAGGTATGTGTAGCCGTTGCACTTGATATATTAAAGTCCGTTCCGCTTGTTCCTGTTGCAAAGAATTGGTTTTGTCTTGTAAGGTTATTTAAAGAAATCAATCCCTTTGAGAAAGTAGTAACCACTTGACACAAATGATTGTTTTCAGTATGTAAAGTAACTACTCTTGTATCTACGTTTACATAAATTCTAACGGCTAATCTATCAGTAATTGTTAAAGCAGCAGTTGCCACAGGGATAGCAAAATAGTAAGGGCTTAAAGTTGTACCATTAGTTAAATACTCCGGTACTGATTGACTGCTACCTAATAAAGTAAAAGTACTTCCGTCATACTTATAAAGTTCTGCATATACATAAGGGTTATGATTATTAGAGTTTACACTAAAATAAAACTCACAATTAAAGTTACCACCGGGTACTTCTAATAAAGAAGGGTCGTTGGCATCAGTTATGTAACTTGCTACATACCCATTAGCGGAAATAGTAATATCTGTTCCTGCACCGCTTATTGGGTCTTTACTTAATTCTTTATAAGCAACCCCGCCGATTGTGCCTTGACTAACACTTGAATTAAGATAGTATGAAACCGAACTACCACCACCTGTTGATGTTGGGAAGTCAGCTAAAGTACCATCCCCTCTTACATATTGAGAAGCATCGCCATCTAAAGCAGTTATTACTCCAGAATTTGACACTACTGGACCTTGTATATCCCTAATCTTTGCTTCGCCTGTTACTAAAATTTGACTCATAATATTTTATTGAAATAATCCTCTAATAAATTCCCCAGCCTCTAATGCTCTACCAAAAGTAATAACACCAGTTGAACTTATAAACTTAACATTATCTCCTGTTGGTGTTCCACTTGTTAAAATGTTTTGTGCATCAATACCACCTCTTGAAACGTATAAACAAGCATAACCGATAGCATCCGCAAAAGTAACTGTTGTTTCCCCACCAGCAGCCGTGTAACCTTTTGTTAAAACAGGGTTTGAACCTACTATAATCACACCCTCTGGGTCTACCTCTGTTCCTGTTGTGTTGTATGCACCTGTACCTTGTAGGCTCACGTTATAAGTAGCTACATCCTTTTGAGGTGCGTTTATTGCTAAACTTGATATATTACAAGTTCCATTAATAATAGTCAAACCATCAACTCCATTATCAACAACGAATTTAATCTCTATTGGCTCTCTTGCTAACTGCTTCTCTAACATAAACAAATAAGAAAATCCAGTCAAAGTAATCAACCCATCACAGTTTACACTCCAAGTAGCTATGTCGTTTTTATATTCTCTAAACCAAGCACTTGTTTGACTTGTTACTTCTTTTTGATCTACGCTTACCTGAAAAGTACAAGTTGTACTACAAGCAAATGCAACATCCTCCTCTGGGTCTACATCTGTCCTATGCCAATAAAGCATAATATTATTTCCAATTACTGCTGCCATATTACAAATTTACGCATTATTAAAATATCTTTTAGGAGTTTCTATGGTAACATCTCCAATATAATCAACAGTAGCAGTTGAAGCATTATCAACCATTGTAATCTCTAAAAGTTGTATTTGGCTTGTTTCATCCATATATGGATTAGATGTAAGCCTATTTATTAAAAACTTCTTATTATTATAAGACAAAGCGTTTGTACTTGCATCTTGAATAGTATAAGTTTTATCAAGATAAATAAACCCATTTGCTCCAGCAATTGCACCTAAATCGCCTTCTAAAGTAGCTATATTCTTATTTAGTAAGTTTGAATATTGTCGCATTACTAATTCAGCCAACATAGTAAATGCCTCTGGTGGGTAGCCATATCTATACCAATCAGTCCAAATATCCCCATCTGATTTAAATAATAAACCTACATTATTTCTTATTGGTGATGCTCCTTGTGGTGGATAAATCGCGCTATAAGGTATGTCTATATCGGTTGCAATTTGTGAAGTTGATCCAATATTTCTTGTTAAAACTACTTCTTTAATAGAAGCATCCCCTTGTGTTAATTTTACATTTTTAATATATCCACCAACTGCACCATTACCAACTGAAAATCTTACACCTATTAAACCTTCAATAACTAAACTTAATGCTTGTGAATACCCCATTGGGATATCTACATTATAAGAAACGTAAGTATTAAATGTAGTATAAATAATATCTCTAAAACTTACAGTTGTAGTCCAAATATCATCATCTCTTAAATAATAAGTAACACCACCAATAAAAGCAGTTATAAAAAGTCTTATTCTATCACCAGCACTACTTGCTTGATATTCAAAAGATAAAGATGCACTTGTCCCATACATTTTTGGTAAATATTCATATAAGGTAGGTGCTGCAAAATAGTTTTGTATATATGCTATCGTGCTGCCTCCTAAATAAAATATTTCATATCTATTAGATTGATCTTCTGGCAATACAACTAAAGTTGCTCTTGATGGTGATTGTTCAAATTCATCCCATCCATTTGCCCTTAATGAAGCACCAGAACCAGTAGTAAATTTAAAAGTTCCATTATATATATAATTTGCAGCATAATCATACGGCAAAGTTGATTGAATAGTAGGATAACCTTTTCTAACTATTTTAGTTTGGTTATTATTTACAAAATGAACATTACCTTCTTGATAAGGTTGAATGTTAATTGTATTAGTTAATGTTCCGTTACCACTTACACTTGGAACATTATCTACAACATATCTTGTGTAATATATTGTGTCAGCTTGTTGATTCATTGGTAAAATATACCAATCTCCATTTGCTTGAAATAACCTACAACCAAATGATTTAATTATATTTTCTAAAATAGTGTAATAATCTAATTTATAAAAATCTCTATTATATTGATAAGTTTGGCTAAATGGTTCATCACCACCAGCATCTCCTCTATCAAACATACCATCTGCATAATAAGAACAACAATCATAAATAAATATTGTATCATCAAATGGCAATTGATTTAAAGACGTACCTATAATATCAATTTGTTTTATTAATGAATTTACATTTACATCACCATCGTAATATATATATCTAAGAAAAGATAAACCATCAATACAATTTATGCTAACCTCTTGGTTACCTGTTGTAAATGGAACTTGAATATAATCATTTAGTAAAAACCCTCTCCATTTAATTTGAGCATTTATAACTAACTCAACGTAATACTTTGTTTCATCAAAGTTTAATAAATCAGGAAAATTATCGTAATCTTCTTGGTCAGAAATAATAAAAGACACATTTAATTGAGAAGATATAATAATAGCGATTGGGTCTTCATTTGCAGAATTTGGAACTAAAGAAACGTTTGTTCCTATATATGGAGTAACAATTCCAGCAACATAACTTTTTTCGTATATCTTAACAATTAATGATGTTCCATCTCTAAGTTCTTGTGTTATTGTATATCGTAGTCCGTATGCCATTATGCTAAACTAATATTTTGTCCTTTAAGATTAGATGCCTTTTGCGCTCTATTTGTAGCCAATAATAAATCTTGTCCTCTTAATACAAATGAACCTCCACCACCACCACTTGCACCAATTGGATTAAAGTTTGCAAAACCTCCACCACCTCCACCAGCAGTAGGTATTCCTAAAGCTGCCATAATACCTTTAAATATTAATGTCTTTATAATCATTGTAGTTAATTGAATTAATATTCTTTTAAATGATTCTTCTAAAGCCTTACCAACATTTTCACCATTAGCCATAGCAGTAAACATTGCTTCAAAAGCTGGTGTTAATGTATCTGTAATTCCATTGGCTAACTGTAATTGAGTATTATATCTTCTTAATGCAGCTTCATTTTTAAATATTTGGTCAGCAGTATATTGTTGAGCAAACATTGGTAAATCCTTACTTAACTTATTTGGAGTTGTAGGTGTTTCAATATTCCTTTCAGTTTCAATTATTGCAGTTGTACCTACCTTTAAAACTCTTGCTTGTTTACCTAATTTTTCAATGCTTTTTGTTGTATTATTAGTCGCATTCGTAGCTTCATTTGCACCTTTTGTAAAATTAAAAAATGGGTTTTTAGATGATTCAATTAATAAATTATTAACTTCAACTCTTGTATCTATTATTTCTTTTTTTAATGCATTACCTTCTTTTCTTGCCTCAATATTTTGTTTTTTTAATTCTTTAGCTGCTACTGCTTGGTCAACTGCTGCTGATATTCTACCTTCTGCAATTAATCTATTTTGTTCATCAATTGTTTTATAATAATCTCTACCGCTTTGTAATAATTTCTTATTTACATCATTTAATGATTCAGTTTTATCTGCAATTTTATCAATATACCTTGTTGTTAAGGCTTGATTTACCAAAGATTTAGTATATAAATCAACTGCTGCTCTTGCTTGGTCAACATTTGTAATTGTTGATGCATAAGCACTATTTACTTTACTTAGTTCCGTTACAACTGCTTTTAATGCTTCTGCCCTTCTTGATTCACTAACATTTGCATTTTCACTTATTGATAAATATGCTTGTAGTCTTATTCCTGTTTCACTTGCTTCTGCTCTTGCATCTCTTAAACTTGTAGCAAATTTATCTTCAACTTCAGCTGCCTTATTAGTACCTTTTATAAAATCCATTATTTTAGGACCGAATGCAACAATGATTGAAGA